CTGTCTTCCCCGTAGAAAACGGACCCCCGTATGCTTAAACCGCGAGTGGTATACTGTATGTACCCACAATAAATATTTCGACTAAAGTGAGATCCATAATATAGCCTCTGACCTGCGGTTTTACTGTATGTGACTAACGTCACATTCTAAAAGCGAGAATTCAAGGCATTTTCCTGCCTTATATATAGTAGGGGAGCAAAGCGGGTGCAGTGTGCTTTGCGACCCGTGGCCGCCTCTTACGAGGCCCCTAGGCCGAGTACTAACTTACCCCTCAGTTCGCTGTGGCTCCCTCGGGCGCTAAGCCCGACGCTAGCGGCGCTTTTAGTGGGGATAGGTCTATCTTAACCAGGTATAAGATCATTTCCGAACCAGGTATAAAAATCTGATTCCGGCCCATCGATAGTTCGTGGAGGACTAATGAGACGCAACTACACCGAAGAAGAATTAAATCTACAGGCCTCTTCCAGTCGTAAATATTGGGAGCAGTACAAGTCAGAACGAGAAGCAAAGCGACTTGAAGCACGCCGCCGAATCGCGGCAGCTATCCTCATAGCTGAGATGAATCAAGAAAACGATAATTTGAACAGGGCAATTTAGCGATTCCGGCCCGTACTTAAAACCTCACAACCTGTGAGATTTACTATTTCAAACCTTACACTCCCTGGTAGGTTTTAACGCTAGGAGAATACGTGGCAGATAATAGTGCAGACATCGCCAAGAGAATTATTCTTGGCGCTGTAGCAGAAGGTATGACTATTGAGCAGGCTACCGCCTCAGCTGGTAAAAGTCTGAAAACGTACGAGTATTATCGTCGCACAGATAAGATCTTTGCAGATAAAGTTGACCGAACCCGCCTTGGTCTTAAAGACAAGCAGTTTGCAGGTGGCGATGTCCACGACATCACCTTTGCCGAGTTTCGCCAGCGATTCCTCCACTCTAAGACCTTTGCTCACCAGCAGAACATTGTAGATGTAATCGAAGGCCGTGAACCTGGCTGGTTACATCCCTCTATGAAGTATGAAAAGGGTGTGGCTAATAACCGTATCCTTATCAATATCCCGCCAAACCACGCCAAGTCGATCACTATTACGGTTGACTACGTTACCTGGATGGTTGCACAGAACCCTAACTTTAGAGTATTGATTGTTTCCCAGACCCAGCGCCTAGCTGCTGACTTTCTCTACGCCATCAAGCAACGCCTGACTCATCCTATGTATGAAGACCTCCAGAGCGCTTATGCTGCTGGCGTAGGGTTTAATTCCAAGAGCGCATCGTGGCAAGCCACTCGTGTGACCTTTGGTGATGAGCTACGTGAATCTAGTGAAAAAGATCCCAACATTGAAGCCGTTGGTATCGGAGGCCAGATCTACGGTAAGCGTGCCGATATGATTATTGTAGACGATGCTGTAACGCTCTCTAACGCCAACGACTTTGAGCGTCAGATCAAGTGGTTAACCCAGGACGTACGTTCTCGTCTTAACCCTACAGGTAAACTGATTATCATTGGTACCCGCGTAGCATCTGTTGACTTGTACCGCGAGCTTCGCTCAGAGGATAGATACCCAGGTGGATTAGTTCCGTGGACGTATCTTGCAATGCCAGCGCTTTTAACAGCAGATGAGAACCCTGATAAGTGGGAAACCCTTTGGCCAGCATCTGATGCTCCCTTTGATGGACAAGAAGAATCAGATAAGAACGAAGAAGGCTTGTACCCTCGTTGGTCTGGTAGAAATCTCTACAACGAACGCCAAGCAATGGATGCATCCACCTGGGCGTTAGTCTATCAACAGCAGGATATCTCAGATAACTCAGCCTTTGACCCCGTATGTGTTCGTGGCTCTATCGATGGAATGCGAAAGTCTGGCCCATTAGTTGCAGGCCATCCTGGTCATCCACGAGAACTACAAGGATTTTCTATTATCTGTGGGCTAGACCCTGCGATGATTGGCGATACTGCAGCTATCTGTTATGCAATTGATCGCACAACTAACAAAAGGTTTATCGTAGATGCTATTAAAATTTCTAGACCGTCTCCTGCCGACATTCGTGACCTTATATTTAATTGGACTTCCCTATACGGCCCGTCTGAGTGGATTGTTGAACGTAATGCGTTCCAGTCTTTCCTCACACAAGATGAGGGAATCAGACAACATCTCTCATCAAGGGGCGTAATCTTACGTGAACACCACACAGGAAACAACAAATGGGATGCCGGATTCGGTGTTGCCAGTATGTCCACTTTGTTTGGAACGAAGCAGCACGATGGTAAGCACCATAGAGACAATCTCATCCATCTTCCTAGCGATCAAACAGAAAATGTCAAGGCGCTCATCGAGCAATTGATTACCTGGACCCCTACTACTAAGGGTAAGACAGACTTAGTAATGGCTCTGTGGTTCTGTGAGATCCGCGCAAGAGAGATGCTTAACTATGGTAAGTACGCATCGCACCATCTTAAGAACCCATTCCTATCTCGTTCAGAGATGGGCAAGCGAGTAGTTGTCAACATAGATGAACTAATCGCACAGAATCAACAGAATCAACAGTTCATCTAAGGAGAACCCAATGCCAGTACCAGCAATAATCGCAGGAGCAGCCGCAGTTGCTGGTCGTCTTGCAGCAAAGAAAGTTGCACAAGAAGCAGCAAAGAAAGCAACTAAAAAAGCAGCTGAAAAGATTGCAAGTAACAGTGTTAAAGTTGTTAAAGCAAATAAAGCAGCAGTTCGTCTTGAAAAAAATTCTCAAGCAAAGGCTAATGCTGACACTGCAAAAACTGGAGCTATGGCTCGATACAACGCAGGTCAAATTGAAAAAGCGCGTCAACGACCAGCCAAAGTAGTTAAGGTAAATTCTGCTCCTAAAAAAACTGCAGATTCTGCAAAGTCTGCAAACGCTAAAGCGTTAAAAGCTGCTAACAAGAAAGACAAAAAATAATGGCACAGATGAAAAAGCCAGCACCTAAGAAGCCAATGGCACCACGTACACCATCAACTGGTGTGAAGAAGCCTATGCCTAAGCCTTTAACAGGTCCTGCAGCTGTTGCTGAACTACAACGCCAGGTATCACCTAAAGGTGTTAAGAAATCTGAAATGAAGCAGAAGCAAGCCATTGATAAGAAATACCCAGGATTATACAAGAAGTCTAAGTAAGGACAAATAATTGTTAACTACTAAAGAGGTCGTTGCAAAGGTTGGTCGTTTACAGACCAAATATGCAGCACGCGATCAACGTATGCGTGACGTACTTTCGGTACGCCAAGGAGACATCAGCAAGGTTTACCCTTCTATGTTCTCAGAGGATTACCCAAAGCCTCTCGTGGCTAACTTTGTCGATGTCGCAGCACGTGATTTAGCAGAGGTAATGGCACCACTGCCATCCTTTAACTGCGCTGCTGTCAATATGGTTTCAGATGCACAGCGTAAAGCTGCAGATACTCGTACCCGCATTGCCAATTACTTTGTTACAGCATCTGATTTACAGATTCAAATGTACCAAGGTGCTGACTGGTTTAACACTTACGGTATGTTGCCAGCAATTGTTGAGATGGATTATGAGACTAACTCTCCACGTATCCGTCTACTCAATCCGTGGGGTGTGTATCCTGAGCTAGACCGCTTTGGTCGCACAGTTTCACTGGCTCAGGTAGTTGTAATGGACTCTGAATCCTTAGCAGCCCAGTACCCAGAGTTTGCACCACAGATTCTGCCACGTAACTCATACCTAAAGAACTCAACAAACCTGTCTGTTGTTCGTTACCACGACAAAGACCAGGACTTAATCTTTATCCCAGAGCGCGATAACCTCATCCTTGCCAATGTTCCTAACCCAACAGGTAAGTGTTTAGCATCAGTTGCTATGCGCTCATCCCTAGATGGTGAAGCACGTGGTCAGTTTGATGATGTTCTATCAGTTCAGCTCGCACGTGCTCGCTTTGCAGTGTTGCAAATTCAAGCAGCAGAGAAATCTATCCAAGCACCTATTGCTATTCCACAAGATGTGCAAGAGTTAGCACTTGGTCCTGACTCAATTATGCGTTCTGCTAACCCACAAGGCATCCGTCGTGTACCACTAGAACTTCCACCTGGTATCTTCACTGAATCAGGTGTGCTTGAGCGTGAACTTCGTATGGGTGCTCGCTACCCAGAGACTCGTTCAGGTGATATCAGCGCATCTGTTATTACAGGACGTGGCGTACAAGCCCTACAAGCAGGATTTGATACACAAATCCGTGCAGCACAGGCACAGTTTGCTCGTTTGTTTACAGACCTAGTATCTCTTTGCTTTGAGATTGACGAGAAGATCTTTGGTTCAATGACCAAGGAAATTAGCGGCGTAGATGATGGTACTCCATACTCAATGAAGTACATCCCATCACGTGATATCAAGGGTGAATACGGCGTAGATGTACGTTACGGCATTATGTCAGGTATGGATCCTAACCGTGCCATCATCGCATTACTACAAATGCGCTCTGACAAGCTCGTATCACGTGACTATGTACGTCGTGAAATTCCTATGGAACTTAATGTTACCCAAGAGGAGCAACGTGTTGACATTGAAGAGATGCGCGACTCTTTGCGCCTTGCTGTGGCTCAGTATGCTCAGGCGATTCCGGCTCTGGCAGCGCAAGGTCAAGATCCAACGCAGATTGTTAACCGTATTGCAGGAGTTATCCAAGGCCGACAAAAGGGACTCTCACTAGAGTCTGTTATTGAAAAGGTCTTTGCTCCAGAACCACAACCAGCACCAATGCCAGGTGCAGAACAAATGATTCCAGCAGCAGGTGCGGCCCCCGCCAATGCCTCGCAGTTACCTCCACAAGAACAAGGCGGTATGGCCCCTGCTGCTGGTCAAGCTCAACGTCCCGACATTGCAGGTTTACTTGCATCCATCACAGGCGCAGCATAGGAGGAGGTGTAAAATGAAAAAAGGAACATTCGCAAAGGCTCCAATGGCTAAGCCAGTAGAGGGCAAGAAAGATACTTCAAAGCCATCAGGCGGCAAAGTATTCTTTGGTATGGTCGCAGCAGGCCGTAAGGGTACAGCTGTAAAAGTACGCAAGGGTAAGTAATAATTCAAATGGGAGGCGTGCTGGATGAGAAATGAAGAAGAGTTTATACCTCGTCCAGTACGTCGCTCTGACTTTGGAGTGATCTTCGCAGGCTTAGTACACAATGTAGCCTCAGCATTCCACTCGTTTACAGAAGAGATATTAGAAATTTCTATCTATCACGCTAACCAAAAGACAAAGACAATGCAGGCTTGGGAAAATATGGCCCAAGACTTAGAGACAATTCAGGAGGAAACAGATGGCTAGAGGTCCACTTGCCGGTGCTTCAGGTCCTGGTAAATTTTCAAAGCGCACGGATCTACCTTCAGCCTACTACGGCGAAGGTGTTGAGACTGCAGCTATTAAATCAGGAGCACCACTTGCGACAACTCGCAGTGCAACAGCATCATCTGCACCATCTGTTCCAGCACCTGCTCCAGTAACTCCATTATTTGCACCATCACAACGTCCAGATGAACCAGTCACTGCAGGTGTTGCAGTCGGTGCAGGTCCTGGGCCAGAGGCTTTGGCTATGGCTAAGTCAGCAGAGAAACTATCTGACACACTAGCAAAGATGCTTCCTTACGACGAGACTGGTGAAGTAGAGATTCTCTATCAGCGAGCATTAGCAAGAGGTTTGTAATGGCAGGAGAGAGTCTTAAGTCTGCTGCTTCGCAAGCCAATCTTTCACCAAAAGAACGCTCTAACGTTGATAACCTTTCAAAGTTACTCAATACACACAAGTCTTTATTAGACCTGCCTGCAACTCAGGCTAATCAGAAGTATAACTCACTACCTGTAGATCAGCAGAACTCACTTAACGCTATGTTTGGCTCAGATAAAGAAGAACCAAAGCGTGGCTGGCTAGGTAATGCTTGGCATTACACAGGTGGAGCAGTTATAACTGGTCTAACAGAAGTCTCAGATGCGATGACACGTCTATATCGCACAGCAAGAATTGCTAATAAGCAGATTCCAATTGGAAGTGCTGAGTACTACCAGCCTAAGAACTGGGATATACTTAAGAATGCTTGGGAAACTTCTAAAGATGATGGTAGAGAATACTTCGTACCAGAGCGTATTGCTAAGGCAACACAGAAA